TAGTATTACCCGGAGCTATTGAGGTCATCACTTCTGAGGTCATTTATAGGCGGTAAAAAAATGGTCATATTTTTAGAACCGTCATTTTCACTTGTTAAAATGAGCCAAACTCAGATAGTCGATTATGTTTTTTATTCTTGTTATATGGCTTATGGAAGACGCTCTACGTATCGTAGAAAAGGCAGGAGAGGCAATCGCTCTCTTACTACTCGTCGTATATTCAACAATAAAGGCGCTAAGGCTCAGGCAAAGCAGATCTATGCTCTCAAACGCGCAGTCAACCGCGTAAGGGCTCAATGCAAACCTGAGGTCAAGTACGTGAAGAGTGAAACTCAAAATCGTGCTTTAGGTCTTGAACACCAGGGCGCTAGCTTCTTACAGTACTATGCTCAGCTCCCTATGCCTGGCATCTCAGCTGGTACCGGTGATGGTAATCGTATAGGTGACAACGTTAGACTTTTGCCAATGAAGCTTGGCATTAACATTAGGTATGAGGAGTATATGAACTCACTCACCAAAACATACCCAGTCGATATACCACTCAATTCTACCGGCGGTCAGGTTAGGATCATTGCTGTACAGGCTATCACTGCACATTCAAATGAACCACAGTTAGTTGATCTTATGAACGCTAATGAATACAACATGGGTGCTATTGGTGCAGCAGGTATGATGAACATGTCATTCAAGCGTGGTATCACCTCACACTATAAGATTCTCATGAACAAGGTAGTCACTGTTAGTAAAGATCGACCAATCGTTAATAAGCGTTATCTCATACGCCCAGCGATTAAGCATCTAAAGGTGGGAAGACGGACAGACTCAACCTAGAGGTCGCATCTATCTGTTCTATCTTGGAGGTGGCTTTGACTATCATCGTTATGAAGACGGTGAAGACTACGTTTATGATTGGAATCAAGCATCAATCACGTTTAGGTATGAACTACCATATACTGACGCTTAAATGATATATTTTTGTACCCCACCTCGCACGTCGAGCCGATAGGCGATACCATTGATAAAAATAAAGATAACATTTTTTGGTTCAGATTTCACCCCGTGCCCGGCTGGGCGAGGAGCTCCCGAGCCCAGTGGCAGCGAGCTAAAGTCGAGCTGCCAAGGGTGATAGGGGTCTGAACCAAAAAAATGTGACCAACGGTTCACTCATAGAGTTCATCTACTGGGTCTAACTCAGGACCAAGGTCAATGCGTTCAGTAATGCGTCTCAAGAACTGTTTATTCACCTCCTCCTTGTATATATGTTCAGGTTGGATGATACTACAGATGATTATCATCTTTGGACGCAGAGTAGCAAATCCGCCCTTGATATTGCATCTATAGCCATATTTATCGGTCAGTTGAAGAAAGTCGCTAGCCTTGATCTGTGAGGGTCTAAACTCCTCAATGACAAAGCATTCAGCATTATCACCATTCACGATATCAATAAAGTCGTTCTTCAGTGTAAGCTTACCTATCTTCTTCTTTGGGTATTCTTTCAACGCACGCTTATAGGCGCTATATGTCTTGCCTTTGCCAGTACCGCCAGTGATATAGATAACAGTAGGAGCTTTGAGGTCATCAGCCTCAATTTCATCTAGCATAGACATGAATGTGTCTAAATCGTGTTGCTCAGCATCAATCTGTTTTTTTATCCTGTATAAGTGTGGGTCAATCGATTTGATATCAGCCTCCATCAGTTCACCAACGGTTCTAGCACCTTGGTGAGGTTCATCGCCAATTTCATCAATGATATCACCACCCTTACGGATGTAAGCAATGTTTTGCTTTGCTCCAACTAGACATATCTCGATATGACAACCGAGGTCACGTATCTTCTTAGGTAACCGATACTGCTGACTAAAGTGAGCATACACATGCATATGTACATGTCCTGTAGATGGTGCAGTCTCACGACAGCTAATGAGGTAATCCATTGTCTTCAAACCAGTCAGTATGTTCTTCAGCTTATCGTATACATCTGGCTGATTCAAGGTAAACTGATATGCTCTAGCTTTCAATGCGACGGGTT